TTACCGTGGGAAGCTCTGCGCAGTCTTGGAGATACTCAAGAACGGGATTCCTTCTGTGGAGCACGGTTGCGTATTGGATGACCTCAAAGAGTACGGAGGTCGTAAACTCAACAGAGTAAGCCTCCGAGCAAAAAGCCTTTAGAGAGATAAGGTCCAGGTCTGTAAATTCTCTGTCTCTCTCCTTCACGGTCTCCCAAGGATCGGAGGATTGGAACGTATCCGGCGGGATGAGCAGGGGGGATATGTAGGGCTTGAAGTGTCGGAGGTGGTAGTATATGCGCCCCCGGAGAGTAGGGTCTCCCTGGAGGATGCGCAGAGCGTTCGCAAAGGTCGCAGAGGGGCGCGGAGGCTTTCCCCTCATGGCCAGAGACCCCCAGACATCCGGAGCAGAGGCGGGAGGCTTCCACGCGCTGTCTCGGTAGTTCCTGTTTTCCGAGGAACAGTGGAGGAAGGGACGCCCAAACGAATCGAGTCTAAGGAAAGCGGAGTCTGTGGGAGTGCCTTCATGGAAGGGGCATTGCAACCGGAGCTTGCCTCCCGGGGGGATTGTCTCCGAGAGGTCTCGGAGAGTTGCGGGAGCATGGGGAGGGTGTGCGGTTACCTCGGAGAAGTCCAGATCTTGCGGGGGTCTGGTAGCAGGAGAGGAGGTGGCAAGAGAGGGAGACGAGGGGAGGAAGGTAGAGAGCGGGTAACGGATGGAGAGGTCCGAGTGGACTACCTCGCAGGGTCGCGGCTTCTTGGGGTTCTTTGTGTTCAGGGTGCCGGGTGTGCGGAGGATTCTATCCCCGGGGTTATTTACCTTCACATCTGCGAGCGGGAAACCGGCGGAGAGGTTGACGCGTTCTATTAGTCTCCGGTTCGCTTCCCTTGCTTGGGAGAGGTCTTGGGTGGGCGAGGAGAGATGGAAATAGGCATGGAAGCCGTAGCCCGTGCATACCGTAACGGAGGGGGGTTCCTCCAGGTTCTCCAATAGAAGAGAGTACAGCTCGCGCAGGCTCTCCTGGAGGTCCTCGTCTTCGGAATCTCGAAGGGCTTTGGAGACCTCCCGGGATGACATCCCCGGGTTTTTGTGGAGGATGAGATCCTTTAGATCGGCATCTATTAGGAGGGTTTGGGTGGAGTGGCACTCCTTCCGGGTGTGGGTCTTTGACCCCACGGGGAATAGCCCGGTGGTGTGATAGGTGCCGTTTTTAAGAGAGCGGGGGGCGTATGAATACAGAGCATCTCCCGGAGGGGGGAGAGTTTTGGAAAGGTCCATGGAGTGAGGTCTCTTGGGTGTGGGAGTAGGAAGGGGGAGGGGGTCCGATAAAAGGAGGGGGAGGGTGCCCCCCGGGAGCAACCCCGGGAGGTCTTCTAACCTCAGCCCTTCCTGGACCTGCTGCAAGGTTAGCCCAAGGGGTTTTGGATTGCAAGGGGGTAAAGGTGTCTCATGCTGTCTCATGCCCTGTTTGGGGGGGTTGAGGCGGCAAAAGCTTTGTTTCTGGTTATATAGGGGGGTTTTTGTCTCATGCCCCTTGAAATTCCTATAAAGGTCTCTGAGTTTGATAATTATAGAGAGGGGGGTAGGGGTGGGACAACAGGAGCAGGGGGGGAACTGTAGGGAACTTTGTAGAGAAATTGGGGGGGGGCATGAGACACTTGGGTGATAGCGCAAGTATATCATGCACTTAACCCGCCTCATGCCCCCCGCCTCATGCCCCGCCTCATGGGGTGGATCTGGGGGGGTTGGGACAGCAAAATAAGATAAAAGGCTCTGCTATTTTATTTTTATCTTATTTTTATCTTATTTTTATCTCTCAAATGGGCCGATCCTACTTGACATAATACTGGGATATTCCCATTTTTGCCCGCCTCAACCCCCCCGAGATCCGGGGGGCATGAGACACCTGGGGAGGCTTTCGATCTCGTGCGTTATACTGGGGACATGACCGTTTCAAAAAACAGATCGTGGATGGACTCCCTCCCTCCGGTCAAGCCGGGGAAGCAGAGGAAGAGAAGTAAGGCCCAGATAGTAGCGCTCCCCTCTCCAAAGAAGCGGGGAAGGGTAGAGGTGGGGGACATCTCCACAGAAGCCCGCGCACTATTGAAGCTGGGGTCTATTCGATTGCTTAGGCAATTGGCGGGGGTAGACGATTATGGAGAGGATCAAGGCTTGGACGCTCGGACCTCTAAGGATTGCGCCCAAGCTCTCTCCCTGTTGCTCGCAATGGTTCCGGATGTTCTTTCTTTGGGGGATGCGGTTACCACTACCCCCGGGCATCCTCAAGGGATGGGGGTAGACCTGGCGACTCCTGAAGGGAGGGATCTTACTTACGAGGCTCTTCGCGCTCTCCCTCCGGAGTTACTCCGGGAGGCTTTAAAGAATGCAGGCTAACCAAGCGGCTGCGGTAGTTCTGCGAGCTGCCCAAGCTCTCCAAGCGGATCCGCTTATGGGCTATTCTGTCCTTGCTCCTGGGGCAGGAGGTATGAGTCCTCCCCAGCTCGCTTTCCATAGTTCCCAGTCGCGCAAGAGAGCATTAATAGCCGCTAACAAGATCGGTAAATCTTACGCTGGTGCTGCTGAATCGTGGTTCCATCTATTAGGTTCGCACCCCTTCCGGTCTGTTCCTGCTCCGGGTTCTGAGGGCTGGCTGTTATCTCCGGACCTCATTACCGGATGGAGAACTATCTCTAAGGCCATGCACGAGCTCCAGCCCCCCGGAGTGCTTGACCCCTCTTGCCGGTATGTGGCTGGGGTGGGCTATATGTACCGAGGTTTAAAGATAGTAAGGGTCTCCGCTAAATACGGTGGGGGTCTACTGGTCGGGAAAGGGTGCTGTCAATCCTTACTGAGTCTGGAGGGTGCTCGGGTGCAGTGGGCTTGGGTAGACGAGCCCCCAAAGATGCAGCACTTCCAGGGTCTCCGTGCTCGGCTCGCTATGGACCTTGGACCGTTGTGGGTAACCGCTACCCCCATAGGTAGACCGGTGGGGTGGTTCCGGAATCTAATAGAGGGAAATAGTGAGGAGAACATAGACCCCGAGGAGGGGTGGGATGTTTCCCACATTGAATTAAACCATGAGAACGCGCCTCACAGAACCCCCGCAGACATCGAGGCGCAGAGGAACGAATGCAGCCCGTGGGAGTTTAATCAGCGCATTCTGTCACAATGGGAGGGCTTGAGCGAGGGACGCTGGGTTACGGGCTTCACAGAAGAGAACCTCTTTGAGGACTCCGAAGCTCCGGAGCACGTAGAAGCTCTGGGATTGGGTTGGGACCATGGAGAGTTACCCGGGAAGTCTATTTGTTATTTGGTGGCGTGGGATGGGCATACTGTTTGGGTGCTGGGTGAGTACAGCAATACAGACCGCTCCACTCCTATAGAGGAGGCGCGGGAGGTCCTCAAGATGATGAAAGCGTGGGGAGTTGCACCCCATGAGATAACAGACGCCCGAGGGGACAGTAATAGCGCGGGACGGCTTGGAATGGGGTTTAGTATGAATGAGGTAATGGGCAGAGCTTTTGCTTCTTTGGCTGAGACCTCTAGGCCCCCCTTCCGGATCTCGGTTCCTTATAAGGGGAGAGGGTCTGTAAATGCTCGGGTGCGCCTTATTTCCAATGCTTGCGTAGACGGTAGGCTCCGGGTGCATGTTAAATGCTCTCGGCTTATCCATACCTTGAGACATTGGCGCGGGAGTAATAACTCCGAAAAGGACGCATTCGATGGGATGGGCTACATTAGTGAAGTATACCTCTCTCCCTCCTTACAGAGCGGATCTGGTAGGCTAATAATCTCATGAGGTGGTTCGCATGGTAACGATTCCTTCGCACGTTCGTCCGGATTCTGTGGAAGAGAAAGCCCGGTGGGATGAACAGGGGCTACGGTTGAGGCTCCTGGAAGGTGCTCATATACAAGACGTGCAGGAGGATATTCGGTCTATGTTCGCGTCAGAGATCGCCGCAGACTTGGAGATAAGCGCAGACGTGTCCCGCAACGTCTTCCTTCATGTTTACAATCAATTGAATACCGCCTACTCCACCTCGCCGGAGGTTCGGGTCTCTGAGGAGTCCGGAGAGGTGGACCTATCCCCCGTGATTACCCCTCGCCTTTGGCCACAGCAAGCACAGACGGGGTTGATAGTTCATGCTCTAAACGAGGCGGTTGTCCGTGTCGATTGGGCTTACTGGAACGAGTCAACCTCTGAATGTTCCTATCGTTTGGTTACTCCGGACACCGTGGTCTTGAAGGCAGACCCCGCACAACCGGATAGCCCTCTCCGAGTGGAGGAGGTGCGCCCTCGCTCTACTCCAGC